TGTCATGTTAGCAGCGTTAATTCCTGTTGCACTGCTTGGGTCTAATCCAGCTTGTTGTAGAAGAAGTTTTTTTATTTGGTCAGTAGTAGAAGGTGATTCTCCATAATATCCAGAACCTACATCAAATCTTGACTGTCCCTGATCATATCCTCCAAAATAACCTCCTCCAGGCGTAAGATATCCACCCATATCTCCAACACTTACACCGTATGGATCTCCTGTAAATGGAACTAAATTTCCAAGCACTGTATCAAATTGTGTAGGACCTGGAACAACTGCACTTAATAAATTACCTACAAAATTTTTTCCTGTACCCGTGCCTATGTAATTTGCAATGTCTTGTGGAATACCAAATTGATTTACTAACGCTGCACCACCAAGAGCTGTAAGTACAGGATTTTCTTTTATTTCATTTGGAATAATATCATCAACAAATTTATCTTTGGCTTTTTGTAATAGACTTCCTAATCCATATTTTCTTCTACCATCATCTCCTGCAACACCACCAAAAGCCATTCTTTGTTTTCTCATTGCGCTGTATGTAGGTCGCATGTCGCCTGTAAGGGTAATATCAGGTGCTCCTGTTTCTAGAGAAGAGCCTCCCATATTATACATCTGTCTGTTCATTAATGCTCTGTTTATAGCCATAATTATCTATTTAGTTATTGTACTTTTAAGGCAGGAATTTCACCTGAGTGTCGTTCACTTTACTAGTTTTTCCCTAGTAAATCAAGACTATGTTGTTACTTCCCTAGGTTTAATTTCTAGAACAGAAGCCACCACATGTAGCCTATTTGCTGTAGCAGCAGTCACTTTCAAGACCTCACTTTCCTGTAAAACAAGGGGTCCTGTTAGTAATTCTGCTGTTGCATTTGCTGATATAGACTTAGTCTTAAATAGACTAAATACATTATCGCTTGTGTCTGTAATCGTAACTGTTATGGTATCAGCATTACCAGAATCTTCAGACACTAAAATTGACTTAATTACCCCCGTTGTAGCAGAGGGCACAGTATATAAAGTAGTAGCACTTGTGCTAGTTAAATCTACTTTTTTGTTTACAAATGAATTTGCCATTAGTTTATAAAGAAGTTAAATGCTTCAACTTCATCTTTTAAATCTTGTTGATAGGTTGAATTTAATTTATTAACAATACCATCTATATCTCTTACAAAAGATTGTTGTATTTGTTGATCATATTCTGGTAAAGGTTGTGTTAAAGATTGTACTATTCTAGCCATTATACGCTCACTTGATATTGTTCTATTAAATTATTAAGTTGTTGTAAAGTTAATTGACCTTTTTCATTTAACCTTCCTGTTTCAGCATATGATTGTAACTGATCTCTAAGCGCTATTGCTCTGTTTAATTGTTCTGGACTAAATTTTTGCACATTAGCCGTTATAACATCTTTAGGTATAGGTCTATCATCACCATCGCTTTCAAATGTATTTTTTTTGTATCCTGAAATTGGATTCTTATTATATTTAGCAAATTTTGTTATTCCTGGAATTTTATCATTAAGAAATCTATCGTCTGCAGCTTGTAATACTCTGTACGGAGTTTTAAACTTATTATAAAGACCTCCAGTAAAAGTATTTAAAGCATAATCTATAGCCATATTTTTTAATTTTGTACCTGCTGTTTCTAAAATTCCTTTAGATTGTTGCATTGGATTAACCGCTTGAATTTTAGCCAACGTTGCAGCTTGTTGATCAACGTCTCCAGTTCCTCTAATTGAATCTGATAACTGTTTTGCAGTAACGTAGTTAGGACCAGGTTTATAATCTATATAAGGTTCTTCGTCTTTCATTGTTTGTGTAGGTGACACGTATAGACTGTTTCCTGTATCTCTTGTAATATTTGGCTCATAACCACCTCTAACTGTACTTAGACGATTATCTTTAGCATATACTCGTACATCCTCAATGGTTACTGGAGCAAATCGGTCAGATCCTAAATCAATATAATCAACGCCTGGTTCTGGAAAAGTTGTTGCAGGTGTTGGTTCTGGTGACGGTGTTGTAAAAGCAAAATCTGCTGTGTCATATTCTGGTTCTGGTGCAGGAGTATATGATTGTGCTGGTGGTTCATAAACACCTTCATCGCCGCTACCAGAATCTGAAGAAGAACTAGATCCTGCACCATAACCTGAACCCGACATAGTATCTGCATCTGTTCTACCTCTATAACCTGGTCGTTTGCCATCTTTTCTTTTAAAAACTAATTGATTTGGTTTTTTCTTTAATTTATCTAATCCCATTATCTTCTTCCATCCGGTTGGTAATCTATTCTAAATGTGCCTAGTCTCCAAAACTGACTTGTACTTGTGTTTTCTACTTTTAAAGATATAGATCTAGCTCTCGCACGTGTGTCTATTTTATTTGTGCTGCTTGTAATAGTAAAAGGTCCAAGCGATGAACTAGCTTGTGTTTGATTAGGAAAGTCTCTTAAATTTAATGTAACTCTTGCATCACCTGTTTGTGATAAAAAGTCTGGTATCACTCTTCTTATTTTCATCATAAACTCACCATCACCAGATAATCCTTCTTGCCCTATGTCAAAGTCGCCTGATTCTATGTTTGCTGTAATAGCAGTTGTTGCACCTTCTTTAACTTGGTTTAATCCTGTTTCGTGTTCGTAGTATGTTGTTGTGCCATCACTGTTACCAAAAATATAATTAGTGTCTGTTGTAGCTGTTGTACCGTCTTCGTCGTATGCTGTTGCATGAGGTTTACCGAATACAGCAGAATCTTGCCATGACGTTCTTGCTAATGTCCCTGTAGTCCATACCGGTCGTTGCGGAGTAGAATCAATGTAATTGTAACAAACCATTCTGTTAACTGTTCCTGATCCTGAGTTAGGATAAAACCACATTACTTCACCAAACAAATTGTTTAGTCCTGCATTAATATGTTGTTTTGGTGTTGTATTAATATCATCGTATACAAAATCTTCTACTAAACAATCTAATGATTCTAGTTTACCTGTGTATCTAAAGAAACCGTTCTCTGACATCCAATAAGCAGAACCATCAACTTCGACCGCTGCGTTCTGTCCAATCAATCCACAGTTTGTACCAACTTGTTGAAATGAGAAAGTAAAAGGTGCGCCTACAAATTTCATAATAAATAACGCTGTGTCTGTCCAAATGTAAGTTGAGTCTCGACCTCTAAGTGCACCAACAATTTTTGACCCATCTGCCAGTCTTTGTGTACCAGATGTATTTGTAGCTGTAGGTGTATAAGTATTAATATCTTCTTGAGAAGAAAATCTTATAAACATAGGGTCTTGTGTTGTTTTTGTCCCAATCGTTGTTTCTGTACCAAAAAATAATAAGTGTCTATCGGGTGTAGATACTAAAGAGAGAGCAGAAGCTGTAGGTGCATTTGTAACAATCGTTGCTCTTGTATCTGTTGCTCCTGTTGGATTAGAATTCCATTCAAAAGTTTCTCCACCGTTAATAGTTGCAATAAGTTTATTACCAAAATTATCTAATGACCATAATCCTGGTGCTGTAACAACGTCTCCTGATGTTGCAGCGTTCCATCCAAAAAAATTAGATGCATCGGTTACGGTTGCTCCTGATGAGTGTGATGCTGCTGTAGTTCCTGAAGCTCCTCTTGTTAAACCTGTTAATGTACCACCACTATTGCCGGTATAAGTAATAAGTTCGTTGTCAATTAATACTGTTCCTGAAGACGGGAAAGAGGTTGAACTAGCCATTGTTAAACTTGTGACAGATGTATTAATACTTGATGATAGTGTTGATGTAAATTGTCCAGATTTAAAACCACTCCAAGGCCCTAGTCCCCAACCTGTTGATGCAACCTCTACGGCCGGACCTACAGGATAATAGTGTCTAACTCTAATACCACCAGATGTGCTAGCACCACTGCCTGACTCATTTGATCCAACGTTAACTGTTATCGTTGTATCTGACGGTACAGTTGTTACCATAAATTTGTTATCGTCAAAATTAGCTGATGTAAAACCAGAGTTTGTTATAGATGTAAAATTATCTAATAAAACAATATCGTATTGATTTATATTATGTGCTGATGCAAAAGTTATTGTTACAACTGCAGATCCATTAGTTGTAGAAAATGCATTTGTTAATGTTGTTGTAGATTTAAGAGGGTGTATGTCATAAAAAATACCACCTGAATAAGCATACAAAATTCTATTAGTTCCAAGCGCTGCATACTTAATACCTGACGTATTTACAAAATGATGAATAGCGGTGTTACGACCTGTTATGTCTACTGAACCTAATTGAGACCAACCACCTATTTTCTCTGGTGTGCCATATCTAAATCTAACATTATCTCCTGCAACCCATTGGCTTTCGCCTCCAGTAGCAGTAACTTGTTTATTGAATCCAGGTGCAAATTTAACTTTTTGTAACATATGTCTCTCAGATTATAATAGATTGCGTTGTGAATCAACGAGTTTTGGGTATACCCAATAGGGGTCTTTTATCATATAAATTAGACTTTGCAAAGGGTCCATTTGCATGATTATAGTGTAGGAACACTTGTCCGCATAACTTACCTTCAAAAGGCTCTCTCCAATGCTCTAATTCACAACCAGAATATATAAGCATATCGCCAGGTTTTAAGTCTACTTTAACACCTTTGGGTGCATTAGGTTTAACAACTGTTGTCGTTTCATAACCAGATAAAATATTGTTTTCTCCTGTTGGGTCTAAATATATTGGCCATTGATCACCGCCTAAATTAAGCGTTGTTGATATTTCACAACTAGGTCTATCTTTGTGCCTATGTAATATGTTGCCTGTTTTATATAACCTTGTGTATGAATAGGTAGGTATTAAATCTAATCCTGTTTTAGCTTTCATCACAGGTATAGTTTTAACAAGTAATGTTTCCATTAGTCGGTCTGCATATTTTGCATAAGATCCTGGTACTTGTTGGTCTTTAAAATTACCTACTAACATATTTCTTTCATGTGTTGCTTGGTTAGTAAGCATCCAATAATCTGCTTCTGCTGATATTTGTAAATAAGTATAAACTATGTCTGCTAATTCTTTTGATATAGCATTACGTATAACTTGATATTTATTTTTTTTAAAACTCATGTTTGTATAAAATTATAAGATACTGATACACGCCAATTCTTTTCACCTTTTTCTGTATTCATGTTTATGTCTACACCATGGGGTTGCCATGATGGAAAAAATATCATTCTACCTTCTACTGCTTCATAAGCAATAACACGCCATAATTGTTTTGGTAACTTATCTATTCTTCTTGGCATGTAATTATTAGGTCCTGGTCTAGGGTCTTCTAAAAACAACTTACCAGAATTTTTAGGTACCTTAATATAATATACACCTGACCACATAGCGTTAGGATGTGTATGTGTTTTATTATAAGAGTATGTTGGACTTACATTAGCCCACATATTACCTAAACCTAATTTAGGTTGAACACCATAATCTTTATTACACTGTTCTGCCATTTTAAAAAGCTCTGATACTAAAGGATTATATTCTTTCTTTGTATTCATGTCGGTTGTGCTGTGCCAACCAAACCCTGAATTAGTCTTAAACTCTCCAGTTGGATTGCCTTTTTTTATATCGCTTTTGTACCAAGCTTTAATATGTTTAAATAAATATTTATTAAATTCTTTTGCGTTGGGTAAATCTTTCCAATAAATAGGAGTTGGAAATAATACTTCTCTGTTCATTTAAAAGGTTGGCCTCCAAACCACATAACCAAAGACCTCCTAATACCTTTTTTAACAGGAGCTACTCGATGCCTGATAAAAGATGCAAAGAATATAGCTTGTCCTTGTTTAAGAGCAGGCATTTTATTTTTTTCCATAAACTCTAATTCACCACCTGTAAATGTAGATGGATCAGATAATAAACACGTCATAGATATTTTTCTAACTGGCGGCTGGTGTTGACCATTAACATCTAAATCCATGTGCCAATCATAAAAACCACCTTTAGGATATTCTGTAAATTGTGCAGGTTCTGTTATTTGTACATTTTCAAAACCAAAATGATTTAAGTTTAC